CGATCTTGGCGACTGAACCATTGGAAAAGGAAGAGTACACGACAACGCAGGTGATCCGTCAGTTCATCACCTCACCAGCTACTAGTTCATCGGCACGCACGATGCTGCTCTACGGAGCGGCTGCCGCGTTCGGCTCGCTTGCCCCGTTCCCGTTCGGTGCGATGGCGGCGTTCACCATTGCCATCCTTGCCGCTGACCGCAAGAAGTGAACTCTGGACTTGAATGTCTGACCTGCAAGGGCGACATCAAGCCATCACGCAAGAAGCCGTATCGGTTGCAGGAGTATAGCCTTCGATTGTATGAGTGCTTGAAGTGCAACAGGAAGATGGCAGTTGCGTCGTTTGTTGTTGGCAAGAACAAGGCCAGATGGATGGAGAGAATATATGAAGAACACACCGAAGACCCAGGACTTTGAGCAATACTTTACTACCCTCTACGACGAAGCCAAAGGCATCCTTGTAGAGCGACAGCGACAGTACGGCCCAGCGAACATTGAGTCGCTCGGCGTACCTGGTGTGTTCTCCCGCATGAGCGACGACAAGATGAGTCGCGTGAAGAAAGCTCTCAACGGTTCGGTAGTCAAGGGGCGCGTCGTCCTCTCCGATGCGTCCCTTGCCGAACTCCAGCACCCGTCGGTACGGGATGCCCTCATTGACTCAGCCAACTACGCGCTGATCCTCCTTAGCCTCATCGATGGGCAGTGGTCACATCTTCAGATTGACTACGAAAACCCCGATGCGGGGTATTGATTTAGACTCTCTGGAAGCAGGTCTAGAATCGCTCCAGAGGGATCTAGGAGCCACGGAGAGCGCGATTTCCACTATGGGTAGTGTCCTACCCCTACTATCCCCACACGAGCGGCAGATCGCCGCCGTTGGGGTTCACCTTGCATTGGAGTTGATCCGCCGTGAGCGAGCAAGACCAAGAAATCAGGGAGCTATTCCGCGCTAAGGCCATCGCGGAAGGTAAGTCCCTGCGCCAGTGGTGCCGAGATAACGGCATCATCTACGAGACCCTTGTCGGTCGAGAGATCCCCTCTGACCTACCGCTTTCCGCAATGCACGACCACGCTGGAAAATACTTTGGTAGCTGCCCAGCCTGCGAAAAAGAATGACCCCCACCTGTCGTGCGGTACAGGTGAGGGTCGGAGGTCGGGTAGGAGGGCCACCCGATCTATTTTATCCTAACATATTTACCGAAACGATGCGTCGGCCAATCCATTCAGCAACCGGGGCAACGACACCATTTCCGCAGCAGCGGTATCGATGACCGTCTAGTTTATCTGGGAGCAAAGGATCGTCCTCAATGCCGCCCTCAGCAATTACAAAGTCAGAGGAATCTCGACCAATCCGAAGAGTGCGATGTGCTCCATCTGGCTCAAGCTTCTGATTGAATCCGTCATACGATGTACCGACAACCGCATGGGTTGTGCGGATATCCCCAACATCAAACGAGTTGATGGTGTTGGCAACATCGCCCTCAACCCAAGTCTCTGAGTCTTCATTCGTCTGCGCCCGGGATGATTTGCGGTATACCTGAACCATTGCCAGGTTCTCACTTCCGCCGCCATAACTGCCACCCTGCGCTCGCAAGGTTCCCCCGGTCTCATCTTCCGCGTACCCGCCGAAACTGGATTCCCGCACGATTGCAAGAAATCCCTTTCTTCCAATATCCTGATTCCCTACTCCAGCTTTCCAATCTCTTGCTGTAAGAGTATCCGCGTATTCTTCTTGGTACGCTGGAGTTGATTCTTTTCTTTCCACGCCTTGCTGATTGTCCAGCCCTCTGGCCAGCCCATCAGACGCTCGCATTCCGTCGGGGTGAGGCGTCGGACTGACGACAATGAGTTGGCCTCCCGCTGCTTCGTCGGTGTTGACGCTTGGTCCTCTGCCTTTCCCCATTCTTGCCTGGAGGGTTGAGACGATGAGTGGCTCGTCGACGGTGCTGTTGACCCCTTTGCCAAATCTTCCTGTGATTGCGCCAGAGATTCGCTTCCCGTATCCAACATAGAGTTGGTCTTGGGTTGTTCCTGTTCGGTGGGAGAGTCCTGCAATGATTGTGCCAATGACTCCAGAGCCGTCTGTAATGCTGCTGGGAGCACCTTCCCCCTGCGACCTGCTCGGCGCAGGATGCCGCTCGCAGCCTTCGCACTCAAAGAGAACCTGCTCGGCGCGGCCGGACTCAAGACTTGCGACAATGAACACTCTACGGCGTCGTTGGGCGACTCCGAAGTAACGAGCGTCCAGAGTTCGCCACGCGACGCTATACCCGAGTTGCTCCATTTCATGGAGAAGCCTTCCAAAATCAGCGCCGTTGTTGGAACTGAAGAGACCAGGGACATTCTCCAGCACGATCCACCGAGGTCTTCGTCGCTCCACAAGGTCGAGGAATGTGAAGGCGAGTGAACTTCGCTTGCCTGCAAATCCTGCTCGCTTGCCTGCGACGCTGAGGTCTTGGCACGGGAACCCCCCGCTCCAGATGTCTGCTTCTGGGATGTCATCTGCATTAATCTCCGTGATACTTCCCAGATTCGGAGCTTCTGGGAATCGCTCTGCCAGAACGCTGCTGGCGTATGGGTCAATCTCACAGACGCTGACCGTCTTGATCCCAGCCCGTTCAAAGCCAAGATCAAGACCGCCAACGCCAGAGAAGAACGATGCGTGTCTCACTACAAATCTCCTTCACTAAAGGTCGTCGTCGCCTTGACGAAGACCAGATCGATCTCCCCAGTCGGGCCATTGCGGTGCTTGGCGAGCGACAACTTGACGCGCTCCCGTGCCTGACCATGCTCCTGACTGTTCGGTCGCCATAGTAGCATAACCAAGTCGGCATCCTGCTCAATCGCACCAGAGTCTCTGAGGTCAGCCAATCGCGGCTGACCTCCTTCTCTATGCTCGGCGGCACGACTCAACTGCGACAGGGCGATGACTGGAACGTTCAGTTCACGAGCCATCGCCTTTAGCCCACGGCTGATGTCAGAGGTCTCGACCACGCGGTTGCCCTCCTTCGTCTGCTTGGTCGGCATCATCAGTTGCAGGTAGTCCACCACGATCAGGTCAAGTCCGCCGTCTGCCGCAAGCCGACGCGCCTTTGAGCGCAGGTCTACGGGCGAGGCGACAGGGCTATCGTCAATGAAGATCGCCGCCGTCTCTAGGTGGTACACCGCTGTGGCAATGCGAGCCAAGTCCATACCCTCTACGTCGCCGCGTCGGATACGGAAGATGTCCACGCCAGACACGCCAGCCATGAGGCGGGTAGCCAACTGATCCTTGCTCATCTCCAACGAGAAGATCGCCACCCGCTTGCCTTCCTTGATGGCGGCGTGCTGCGCGATGTTGAGTGCCATCGCCGTCTTGCCTACGCTGGGTCGAGCAGCCAAGATGGTGAGGTCGGACTGCTGCCAACCCCCCGTCATCTCGTCAAGGGCGGCGAGGCCAGAGCCTACGCCCCTGCCGCTGCCCTTGTTGTGCCGAATCCAATCCAGCTTAGAGACTGCATCTTGCACGAGCGACGACATACCTGCGAAGTCAGACTTCTTGACCGAACGAGCGACGGCATAGATCTCCGCCTCTGCCTTGTCGAGCGCCTCATTAGCGTCGGCTGGGTCAGCGTAGGCAATCTCCGAGATGCGGCTCGCCGCAGCAAGGATACGCCGTAGCGTCGCCTTTGTTCGTACTGAATCGGCGTACTGGCTGGCGTTGGCACTCGTCGGGGTCATCGCCATAAAGTCGGAGAGGCACGCATAGCCGCCGACATCATCGAGATGGCCGCTACGAGCCAACTCCTCACCAACCGACACCACGTCAAGCACGTCGCCACGCTGCTGTAAGGCAAGGATTGCCTTCCAGACATAGCCGTTGCTTGGCTTGGAGAAGTCCGATGGTGTGATGTCTGATGCTAACGACGCAGCGTCTGCGTCAATGAGGCACGACCCGATGAGTCCTACCTCAGCTTCTACGCTTCTTGGTGGTTGCCGCATTGCTTGCCCCCCTTCTTGCTTGCGATGAATCTTCACCATAATCAACGG